TAGGTGCAAGAGCAACAGATACACAAGCTTTGCAATGGCCTCGAACAGGAGTAAGAAAGCCTGATACTTATATCAATACTTATGCAACTGGGTTCCCTTTTCGTATAACAACTGATTACTTTACAGATACAGAAATACCAGATCAAATAAAAAAAGCATTAGCTGTTTTAGCTGTTTATTTGAATAACAATAAAGATGGTTTAGGACTTAGTGGATTAGAAGATTATCAGAACATTAAAGTTGGATCTTTGGATGCAACTCCTAATAATTATGGTGCTGTTGGTGCTGATCGTGTCCCACCAATGTTTGAAAGATACTTCACAGGTATTAGAATTAGTGGGCCGGGCAACATCGCTGTAAAAAGAAGCTAATGGGAATTACTTATCCTGCTGCAATCATCATCACTGACACAAACGCTCATACTGGGAGGTTTGGAAAAATTACTTGTCTAACAGATTCGACTGTTACGTTGGTTTCTCCAAATGTCACCAAGAATGGTTCTTCAACTGTTTCTGGAATTGATTTGAAAGCAAGTACAGAAATCGAAGGAGTTTTTACCAGCATTACTCAAACAAGTGCAGGATCAGTTATTGCTTATAGGATCTAATGGCTGTAAAACCTAAAGGCTTTAGGAAAGCTGCAAAGAAAGTTCTTAAAGCCGTTGGTGGTGATGTAACAATTCGTAAGGTTACAGGAGCTGCATATAATACGACCACGGGAACAGTTGGAGAGACAACAGCAGATACAACTGTTAAAGGATTTGTTGAAGGTGTTATCGCAAGACAAGTTGATGATTTGGTAAAAGCAACTGACAAGCGTTTAACAATCGCTGCTTCTGACTTGGATTACACTCCAACAGTTTCAGATCGTGTTGTTATTAGTTCTAAGGTTTATCAAATAATCCGAGTTGAAACAACAGAACAAGGTAATACTGCTATTAGCTATGAACTAATTTTGAGGTTGTAATGGCTGCTAAATGGAAAGGCCCAAAGCCTGAAAAATTTGCGTTTGTAATTGAAAAAAGGATGAACGCTTTGCTTAGTCAGGCTGTTTTACATACAGACACAATGCTGAAGCAAGAAAGCCCTGTTGATTTTGGAACTTTCCAAAATAGTTGGCAGATTGGAGAGAATGGAACAGGTGAATATAACGGAGGAGAAGGAACAGGAATAAAACCTCCAAAAGGAATGAATTATCAGGTTGGAAATGAAAAAATTGGTAATACTTATACAGTTCATAACTCACTTCCTTATGCGGAAGCATTAGCAGCAGGTCATAGCAAACAAGCCCCTGCTGGATGGATTCAACAAATTGCAAAAGATATGCAAGGCTGGATTCAAATCAATGCAAAACGAATTGGTAAAGACAGCGTATGAGCAGCACATTTAATGACGTTAGAGCAGCCATAGAAGGACGTATTGCCACAGAAATGGCATTAAGTCCTGCTTATCCTGTTGCATATCAAAACGCTCCATTTACTCCACCAAACAACACTCCTTGGGTGCAAGTATTTCTTAGATTTGGAACTAACAGCTATGCAACATTACGACCACCAACCACAGGGGAATCGTTTAACCGTCAAACAGGTACTTTGGTTATTAATGTATTTAGTCCTGCTGGTGTTGGGGCAGGTGCAAACTTAACTATTGGAGAACGTATTAAAGATAAATTTGACAGAGCTAAATTCAGTAGTATTATTTTTGATCCTTGTTCAGGATTAGCTACAATACAACCAGCGGAGCAAGAAGCGTTTTATCAAACGCAATTCTCAGCTACATTTGACGCATACTTAGATTGATCTAATCCAATGGCTGTTACTGTTCTGTCTGGCACTTCAGGTGCTCTTTATTATAAACCTGCTGGAACCACTGGTACATTCGGGACGGCTGATGTGACCATTGGAACTGAGACTATGGTTGTTCAAGCTTACTTAAATTTAAAAGTAGGCGACCCCGTTAAATTTAAAGTTGTTGATTCTTCTACAGGAGGAGCTGGAACAGGCACACTACCTGCTGGATTAACTGCTGGAACGACTTACTACGTTAAAACTTATGTAGCGTCTTCTGGAGCAATGACTGTTTCAGCTACTAACGGTGGTTCTGCTGTAAACCTAACTGATGTTGGAACAGCAGCAGCTCCTAATGAGTTTGAGGTTTATTACAATGATTACGCAGCCATTGGACAAGTTCAATCTTGGTCTTTTGAAGTAACAAGAGCTGAAATTGACGTGACTACTATTGGTCAAACAGTAGGACAAACAGCACCTTTTAAAAATTATATTCCGGGCTTTGCTGATGGTTCTGGTAGTGCAAGTGTTTACGTTACAGACGAAGATGCTGCTTTATCTAACAGACTTGTAGAAGATGTTTTGCAACGTCAGCAAGTTGGAGCTGCGTTTAGGCTTTACACAGATAAGCAGTCAACTGAAGCTTTAAGTAGAAGTATTTCAATGGATGCTGCTTTGCTTTCTGCAAGTTGGAACATTAACCCAGATGACGCTCAAATGGTTGAGATTGCATTTAGGCCAACAGGTGTTCCAGTCTTTGATCTAAGTGCCTCTTCTTAATTTTATAGGGTCTTTTTTCGTTTATCGAAGTCCCAAGCCCGGACAGGGTTTTGCTTCCTTTTTGCGTTATTTGCCAAATAGAAAATTAAGACAGTTAGCAGGAACAACAAGCCATTACGACAAGACAAGATTAATTCACATGATTTTGTCAGATAGAAATAAGGGCTAGCCGTATGGCTGGCCTTTATTATTATTGATATAATTCATGCAATTGGATCTTTTTATGTCTGCTAGTCAAAGAAAACTTAGTCCTTTAGATCGTTTAAAAAAGGCTTCTAATTTAACAGCTACCAAAAAAACAGTAAAACTCAGTGATGGCACGGACTTTGAGTTTTGGTGTACTCCCATGACAATGGCAGAAAGGGAGCAAGCACAGAAAGGAGCAAAGGATGATGCTAATGCTTTTGCTATTCGTTTATTTGTTCGTAAAGCAATGTTTGACGATGGGCGGAGGATGTTTGCTGCTGGTCAAATTGACGAATTGAAGAATGATGTTAGTGCTGAAAATATGGATAAGTTGATGTTGGCAATGTTGCCTGAACAAGAGGAGGTAGATGACCTCGACCCAAAAGAATAAAAGAAGCACTTAAAAAAGATAATTTATTACAACTTCAATTAGGAGTAGCGAAAGAATTGGGCTATACGTTGCAGGAATTAAATCAAAAAATTACACAAGAAGAGCTGTTAATTTGGTCTGCTTATTTTGATCTTTTAAACGAAGAACACGAAAATAATATGAGAAGGGCAAAGTACCGCTAATATCTATACATAACTGAAAGCTAAATGTGTCTGCTTTAATCGGAACAGTTGGAATAAGGTATGAGGATTTTGGGACACCATCCAAATTAAAGAAAACTGCTGAAGCTGCAAAGAAAACAGAAAAGGCGTTTGATCAATTAGGAGGGAAAGCAGGGAAAGCAGCTAAAGGTGTTGGTCTGTTTGGGAAAGGAGCAATAGGAGCAGGAGCAGGAGCAAAAATTGGAGCTGTAGGAGTTAAAGCTTTTGGTACAGCCATAAAGACAGCAATGGGGCCAATCAGCCTTGCTTTGTCGGCTATCGCTGGGTTGGGTGCTGCCTTCAATACAATGAAGGAAATTGAATTTGCAAGTGCAAAATTTAGAACTTTAGGAGGTGATTCTGATGTTCTTTCTAGCAAATTAAAATTAGTTGCAATTGAATTAAATGGTGCTGCGAGTGTTGCTGAATTAACTGGAGCTGCTTATGACGTTGCTTCTGCTGGTTTTACGGATGCTGCTGATGCAGCAATGATATTAAAGGCAGCAAGTCTTGGTGCTACTGGTGGTTTTACTGATATAAACACGGCTGGAGGGGCTGCTGTAAAAGTATTAAACGCTTATGGATTAGGGGCTAAAGACGCTGGTGCATTAATGGATAAATTTGCACAAACACAGGCAGACGGCATTATCACTATCGGTCAATATTCAGACAACATAGGTAAAGTTGCAACGACAGCAGCAGGCTTAGGGGTTTCATTAGATGAAGTTAATGCTGTTCTTGCTCAGTCAACAGCAGCAGGTACAAATATAGAGACAGCATTTAGCGGATTAAACTCAGCCCTTGCAAAAATATCAAGTGGACAAGCTGGTAAAAAATTAGGAATTGATTTAAATGAAGCAACTTTAAGAACTGAAGGTCTTCAAGGCGCACTTAAAAAATTAGAAGGATTTAGTACTGGTGAGTTACAACAAGCGTTTGGAATTGAAGCATTTAAAGGTATTCAAGTAGCGATACAAGACACAGAAAAACTAAATCAATTAATTGCAAATCAGGCTGATTCTCAGGGTGCAGCTCAAGATGCTGCGATTATTGCGGGGAACACAATTAGTGGTGCATGGGATAGAGTCGCTAATTCATTTAGTAATTTATTTGCAGAACAAAGTGAATTAGGAGCAGCAATAAGGATAACGCTGCAAGGTGTTTCTGTTGTTATTGATGCAGTTGGGATTGCATTAAAAACTTTAATGTTGCCTGTTCGTTTGTTATTTAAACTACTTGCTGGCGTTGGATCTGCTTTTGAAGAGCAATTTGGAAAAGGGAATGGTGCAATTGTTTTAATTACAAAAGCTTGGACGTTCTTCTTAGAAAAAGTTCAAAAAGGTTTTCAGTTAGTGGAAGCGGTTGCTAGTGCTTTGGGTTTTGCTATTGGTGCTGTTGCTTTAGCTTTTGAACCTTTATTCACAACAATTGGAGAATGGACAAGTTTTGCAGGAGAACAGTTAACAAGGTTTGGAACGTGGATGCAGGACTTTTTTAAAGGAGTTGCAGAAGGGGTTTCTGAATGGTTTGGTTCTATTTTTACTGGTCTTAAGAAACGAATTACTGCTTTTTATAATGGCTTGCCTCAGTGGATGAAAGACGCTCTCGAATGGATGTCAAAAGGAGTCAAAAAAGTTGCTGGAGCTGTTTCTGACACAGTTCAAGGTGCAGGAGAACAGATTGGCAAAACTTTAAAAGGATGGAATGAAGATGATGAAGGTAATCAACGTTTTATTGATATGACTAAATTCCAAGAAGCAATTGCGGCTGCTGGTGGCGATATTAATAAGGCATGGAAAGACTATCTTGGGACTGTTAAAGAGACAAATAATGAACTTGATAAAAACAAAGAGAAAACAGAAAACGGATCTGTGCCTGCTGTTAATAAATTAAAAGAGGCATTTGAGCAAGTTAAAGAAACAATTGCTAGTGGTTTACATAGTGCTGTTATGGGCTTAATAGATGGAACTAAATCGCTTGGAGAATCTCTTGCTGGTATTGCTAAACAAATTGCAAGCTTGATGTTAAAGAAAGCAATCTTTGGAGCGTTTGGATTAAAGGCTGCTGAAGGTGCTTATGTCGCTAATGGAATCAGGCCATTTAATCAAGGTGGTTTAGTTACTAAGCCCACAATAGGACTTGTGGGAGAAGCTGGTGAAGATGAGTACGTTATTCCAGCCTCTAAGATGGCTCAGTCAATGCAACGGTATTCAGAAGGAGCTAGAGGTGAATCTGTAATCCCCGGTTCTGCTTATGGTTCATCTGGAGGAGCTGCTGGAACTTCAACAACAACTGTTAACTATTCTGGCCCTGTTCTTAACTTTAATTCTGAAGAATTTGTTCCTAAATCTGCAATTGGTCAAATTATTAATTCAGCAGCATCAAGAGGTGCAAAAGCTGGAGAAGCTAGAACATTATCTAGTCTTCAAAATTCACGTAGTAGGAGAAGTAATTTAGGATTATGACAACAAGTTCTGGTTATGTAGCACTAACTAATTTTATTACTGTTACTAAATTTGATGGTGCTGACCCTGATGAAAAAAGTGACGGAGATGGAACAGCTTTTACTCCATATAACAAGTTTCAAAATGGAAAGCATGGTGAAGTTAGTTCACATGATTATCTTTCGTTTATTTATCAAGGAGCTGCTAGAAACAGGACAGGTGACAATATGACCTCTTCTTTAATTCTTGCTAATAGCGAAATAAGCATGAAATTTGCAGTTGAAGCAGTTCAGGAAAAATATCACGTTAAAGTTGAAACTTATTTGATGACAGATGCTTTTGAACAACAAACGAAATTAACAGAAGAGCAATGGCTTGTTTCTTCTATGTCGTACGATCCAGAAACAATAGAGGTTATTCTCTCTTCTGCTATTGACGCTGTTGGTGCTAATGCTCCTGATCGTGTCTTAACTCAAGAACTTGTTGGACACTTGCCTGTTACTGGTTCATTACAAAACAGGTGAAACCACATCAATTAATTGGTCTTCCTTATCGTCTAGGTGCTGATCCTGTAAAACATAAAGCTGGTGATTGCCTCTCTTTGGTTCGTACAGTATTAGCAAATTATGGTTTTACTGTCCCTCAAGGGCAGCGTGATTGGTATCGAAGATTAAGAAAAAAAGATTACAGCGTGTTTTTTGAAGAATTAAATCGGTGGGGAGTTGATTCACCCCCTAAACTGGGAGCAATAGGTCTTTGCAAATCAGAAGATGGTTATGGCATGGCTGCTTATTATGAGGAAGGATGGCTGAGTTACCGAAAAACATTAAAAGGCCAAATGGTGATGTGGTCTCCCATAAACGCCCTTATGGTTCAAGGCTGTTATTACCAACGGAAGTAGAATTATGTAAGCTTTTAAATTTAACTGAAGATGAATATTGGTATTTTGTAAATACAACTGCTGCTTATAACGGAACAAGGCCCAAAGGATATGAATTAATTCCTGATATACAAGCAGCATCCGCCATAGCTTTGTTAGGAGGTAAGACTTTTTTAGTTCAAGTAGGAATTGCTGTTGCTGCTGCAACGGTTTCTTATTTGTTAACGCCAAAGCCAAAGGAGCAAAAGCAAGGAGGCTCGAAGCGTACAGCAGACTCTATTGGTAACAAACGATTTGCTCCACAGGCTACGTTTGATTCAATCCAAGAGTTAGCAATATTAGGTGATGCGATACCTTTGATTTTTGCTAATACAGATGAAAAGGCAGGTTATGGAGGAATAAGAGTTAACAGTCAATTGCTTTGGTCGCAGTTCTTAAGCATGGGTAAATATCAACAATTAAAAGTTTTAGCGTTGTTTTCTTTAGGCGAAATTCCTACTCAGGTAGGTGGTGTTTCGCATCCTAATTACGAAGGTTTTGGTATTGGTGACACGTTATTAAATGCTTATAACTCACATAAAGTTGGACTTTATTTTAGAAATGGAAAATCTTATCCAGACGATGATAACAAAGAAAGTAATCGAGTAAGAAAGATTGACAGATATTCTGCTTCAAATTTAATAGCTACTTATGATGATCCTTTTATTGTAGAAGTCCCCAATAAAACAGATGGATCTACAGATGGATTTGATAAGAGCAAGTCTTTTAGTGGAGCAAGAAATCCTTCAACTCAAATTACATTCGGTGTTTATTCTCCCGTCCCTAATGCTCAAATTGCAAAGTTGCCGTATGAATTATGTGTAGCAGTTAGAGGACATAGCAAAGCGGCTGGTTGGGATTTGATGAGAAAAAGGAAAAAGATTGAGTTCGCCCATTGGCCTACGAGAGCAGGAATTATAAAAGTTACAAGAGGAAGTTCTGTCTTACCAAGAACAACAACAGCTCCTATTGATGGTTTGGTAGGAGATCTTGTTGATTATCAAATTACTGGTGTTGCTCCTGATGGCATAGCTAATGCTAAACAGATGAAGTTTGATACAGACCCTGATACGGAAGGTTATCAAGAAGATCCTACTTCAACTGTTAACTACGACGCTTGGGGTTATAAGCCTCACGGTGTTGATGATGTAGATAGTATGACTATTTCTATTAGAGAAAATATTGATGGATTGTTTGCAAAAGGAGAACAATATTTATTTGGAACTGCTGTTATGAAATGTATTGGAATAGCCGATCCTGCTCCATATCATGTTGAGAAAGGCAAGACATATCAATTTGAAATTATCGAAGCAGGAAAGATAGATATTCCTGTTTCAGGGGCAACCTTGGGAACGCATTGCAATAATCCTGATTGGCATGATCCGGGGCATGGACTAAATAGAGATGAGAGATATAGCTTAAGTGACACAACTTCTATTCTTTATAAACAAATAATTAGCGGGGTTGAAAATTATGAAAGAGGCCAAAACGATTTGTATTATGGACATGATATTTACACTTGTCAGCGAGTAGCTTTTGCAACTGTTTCTAATAATAGAGAGTGTGATGTTACTGAAATTGGGATCAAGTCAAAAGTATTTAAACAGATGCGTTTTGCAAACGTAAACAGTCAGCCGGGTCAAGCAGCTTTAGATCGTGCTTATAACGACAGAACGCATGTTCAATTAGGCCAAGTTGATAGACATTTGCCTCGGATGTCTTTCTTTATGTTGCAAGTAAGAAAGATTGGTCAAACAACTTGGCATGACATGAAAGACGCTAACACAGAAAACCACACAGGTTTATTCGCAATAAGAGGTAATTCACCAGAATTTCAATATAATTCCATTTCGATTGAACAAGATCGAGGACAATTTGAATATAGATTTAAACCTTATCCCGGTAATTATTTTCCAAGAGGAGATAACTTTGGAAAAAGAGTAAATGTTTTAGAACCTACAACAGATGACACAACAAAAAGCCGACAAAGTTTTTCAACAGAAATTTCAGGTGTAGGAGGATTCAATATTTTATTCAGTGGTGATGCTACTAAAACAATAGAAGAAGATAATGGTGGTAATGAATATATAAGCAATAAAGAATGGAGTATCCAACCTTCAGAACGGATTAGGTCGGGATTAGTTCAAACAGTAAAATATAACAACCAAAATGAATGGAAAAGTGATCCTAATTTCAATGGGAAAGCCAATGTGAAAAGATGGGTGTCACAAGGTTTATTATCTTATCCAGATTTCTCCGTTGTCTATTGGGATAAAAATACAACTTCTGTCATTACAAATGATCATTATATGTGGCAGCTTTATCCTTGGGAGTTAGATGCAAGGCAAACTCAAGGGGGCAATCCCGGTAAAGGCGTAGGCAATTGGCAAAAAGTCTATTTTATACGTGACAATATTATGTATAGACCTAGACAGATTGATGGTAACGGAAATCCTTCTTTAGCAGGTAATCATCCTGAAGGAAAATATTGGTTATTTTATGTTGAAAAATTAGTTGAAGAGACAATAACACCGACTCCTTTCTTCAGTTATAAGACAAGTGGAAGCGTTGCTATTCAGCATAGTGATTATGCTGGTTATGGTCAGGCTGGTTCGTTAAAAGTAAATTTAGAGGTTTATAGAAACAAAGATGCTAGCAATAATTGGGGTGATAAATATCATGCTACTTGGGCAATAGATCCTAACAATAGAGGCATTGGATATAACACGGAATGGGGTCAGTTCGGTTTATTTATTCCTTCTATTGTTTCAGGGGCGGGGTCAATATTACCTGAACCTATTCAGGTTCAAATACAGGTAGGTAATGCACCAGTTCCTGTTGCAGGAAAGGATTTGAATAAGTTTGATGTTATAAAAGATTGGAATATTTACGAAGGGGATATAAACAGTAACAAAAGTGAACCTGAACATCAAATTTGTTTTGTTAATGAAATAGTAAAAGTTACCAATGATGCTGCAGCAGCAAAATATTTGAATTTAGCTCATGCAGGTTTGGTTATCAATAGTTCAAAAGAATGGACGAACTTCAGTCAATTTTCTGCTTATTTTAAAAAAGGAATAGAAATTGAAAAGCCATCAGGGGCAACAGGATCTTCTAATTTGTTTCCTGAAATTGCCTATGCGTTGTTAACAAGTTCAAAAATTGGAGCAGGTAAATTAGTTGGGACTGTTTCTGTTGAAAAAGATTCAATGGAAGATGCAGCTAAATTCTGCAAAGCTAATGATTTCTTCTGGGATGGTGTTATTTCATCTAAACTTAATTTAAGAGATTTTATATTTGAACATGCTGGATATTGTTTATTAGATTTCACAATTATTGGAGGCAAATTTAGCCTTAAACCTACTGTTCCTGTAAATAGTAATTTTGAAATAGATAAAAATAAAAAACCAGATATTAAATGCTTATTTACTGATGGCAATATTAATGATTTACAGGTAGCTTTTTTAAGTCCAGAAGAAAGGCAATTATTCAGAGCTGCTGTTTTATTTAGGAAAGAAACAGAAAATGGATTCCCTGAAACTAAATCTATTTTAGTTCAATCTTCTTTTGGAACAGTTACTGATCCATTAGAGACGTTCGATTTATCTGGCTTCTGCACCAGCGAGGAACAGGCCAAAACTTTTGCTAAATACGCTATTAATTTAAGACGTTTATCAGATCATGGGATTACCTTTAAAACAGCTCCTCAATACATCCAACATCTTAGTCCCGGTGATTATTTCCGTTTAGTTTCGGAGGTGACGCATACAACTCGATTCAGAAATGGAGCAAAGTTAGAAGATGGCACGATTGTTAGTAAGGATGATATGACGGGAAATGAAAATGTTTTGTATTGGATGCCCGGTACAGAAGGTGAAATACGTCCTTCAACATTGTCTGCTGCTCCTGTCGGTTGTTTGTTTACCGTGAAAAATGCGACAACAGAAAACAAGGTTTATAAATGTGAAACTATTTCTTATGGTGAGGAAGGATTGATTGAAGTTTCTGGAAGCTATGCTCCTACTGAACCTTCAAAATTGGCAAACGGTGATCCTAATCCGTTAGCAGGTTACCTTTCTGTTTTGCAGAATTGGGATACTCAATTCAGTGTTTTAGAGGATTAATTAATGGCAACAGCTTTTCCAACAATCAAACCAAGTTCACGGAGTTATAACCCCGGTCAATATCCCAGTGCAACCTTTGAATCTTTAGACGGAACTAAAACGCATTTACGCTATGGCAATAAAAGAGTAAACGCAACTTTGCAACTAGGTTTCTCAAATATTTCTGATGATAAAGCAGCAGAAATTTTAGACCATTATGAAGAAGTAAACAGCGTTTGGGATCATGTAACCTTTGGAAATAATGATGCTTTGTCTGGGGTGGGGTTCATTAAACCCAATCAATATAGTCAGTATTTAAGAAATTATATGAAAGAAGGAGACAATAAAACAAAAAGAGCAAAAGATAATTCTGTTGCCGATTCTTCAGGGTTAAAATGGCGTTATTCTGGCCCTCCAACTGTAACAAGTAGCGGAAATGGATTGAGCAATGTTAGTTGTTCTTTTGTTTCTTGTCTCGATTCCCCCTAGAATAAACGCAATGTTTTCAAGTTAGAGCTGTGTCTGGTTATTTCAGTGGTAAGGATGGGAAGTTGCTCCTGTCTAAAACCGATACAACAGGAAGTGCTACTTTTACGGAGGAAACTATTGGACAAGTCCAAAGCTGGAGTTTTTCTCAATCAATGTCTGTGTTAGAAGCCACAGCAATGGGTGATACTGACAGAGTAATAAAAGCAGGTGTTAGAAGTTATTCAGGCTCTTGCAGGGCTTTTTACTACACATCTAGTAATACAGGTGCTCCTAATGTTGGGAAGTTTTTAGAAGAATCAATAAAAGTTGGATCTAGTGCTGGAGATGCTACAAATGAAGAATCAGGTGAATTGAAACTTAAACTTAGACTTGAAGAATCTGCTGGCTCAACGACAAATGCAAGAGATATTGTTTTTTCAGTTCTTATTACAGGTGTTTCTATGAGTAGTGCTGTTGGTGAGATTTCTTCTGTTGACTTCACATGGGAAGCAAATGGAGCACCTATAGAACTTGATAATTTTAAAGATTAACAATGGCTGTT